CCGTGATAACTGGGTGCGTCCACTATTAGATACGATTGATCAATACATTGAGGAAAATAGTTCTGTACAACTTGTATAAATAGTGCTATAGTGTGTTAACACTGAACTAATTTATAGGAATTTGTATGTTTACGTTTAAAACTATGTTGTCGGAGGCGGCATTCAATGTCGGTATAACTTCTTCCGACAACGCAGACCTTCAGAAATTGATTACCTATCTCCAAGGAACTAATAATTCTGAAGAGATAGTTATGGTTGCAAACTCTACAGACAATGCCAAAGTCAAAATCAAAAGATCTTTCCAAGACCAAGCAAAAGAAATCCGTGCCTTTATCAAGGATAACGATCTAACCATTAACTTTCCTAGTTCTATGTTTGGAGATGGATCCATAGGAGCAGGTGGAAAGAAAGTTCCTACCGAAGTACAAGAGATGATGACTGCTTGTCTGGTGTTGATGAAGTACAAAGGTACTACGTTATCAGAATCAGAGGCAGTAAAACTCATTGATGATGCCAAGAAGGTATACAGTCAAGTTGATGGTTCGGATCGTAGACCAGACTTCCTTGACTTCTTTACTGGTAACTTCGATGATCTTGCTACCGCAATCTCTGCGGCAAACTATATCCTTAAAGAAGTCAAGAATCCAACCAAGGTCTATTGGACTGGTAAGGGTTGGCACTCAGATATAGCACACTTCAATCCTAAGTTGGGTAAAGTTAAAGACTATAACTCTTCGGACATCGTGGTCAAAGAATCAGGGGGTAAACATTATGGATACTCTCTCAAGAAGAAAGGATCCGTAACGGCACCTGATCCAACTCTAATCAATAAACCTATTACAGGTAAGGAATCCATCCTTCGTGATATCATTGGTGGTGATATTATATTGATAGATACTGCCAAGAAGTTGTTCTTCGAAAAGGTATTGATGTCTAAACTCAAACTTTCTCGACAACAGATCCGTGCTTTAAAACCCAGAGCATACTCTAAGGCAATCAATTCTATACCTGTTAGTGTGTGGGGGGTAGAACTCAAGAAACCTACTAACATATTCTTCAAGAAAGTAGAATCAGTAATCAAGGCACACGACCGAGACTTTATTGAGAAGTTCTTATCTCTCTTGTTTAGGACAGAATTAGGTGATACACTACAGGGAGATGACTTTCAGTTCACTCTCCTTACTGGTATCGGACGATTCGTTCGTAAGGAAGTTACAGTAGAAGAAGCACAGGGACAAGAGTTGTCTAACATCATTACTAGTCTACAAGATCTATACACTAGTAAGATGACAGTGGCGCGTACTGTCGGTAAGATAGGAGCATGGGAGAGTGGCGCAGGTGCCGCGAAGGTATTCATATCAATTCTTTCGGACGGTAAAAGTATTGTGGACATCGAAGTAAGATACAAAGGTAGTTACTCTGCGGAACCACAATTCCAAGCAATGGCAACAGCAAACTTCAAGGCAATTTTCAAATGATAGAGTTTGATCAACATATTAAAGAGAACAAGAACACTCACATGACCCATATCGAAGATAAGGTCATCTACGGTGGGGTCAAGGGCACACGCGAAGCAATCAATGCTCTACGCGAACTCCGTGATGTGTTAGCAGGTAAAGGCAAAGCAAACCTATCTACTAAGTGGGATGGTGCCCCTGCTATATTCGCAGGTACCGATCCTAGTGACGGCAAGTTCTTTGTGGCAAAGAAGGGTATCTTCAATAAGAACCCCCAGATCTATAAGACTGCCGCTGATTGTGATGAGTTCCTATCTGGAGACCTCGCAGTCAAGATGAAGGACGCATTGAAGTATCTACCTGAACTTGGTATCCAAGGTGTTATCCAAGGTGACTTCCTATTCGGAGCAGGTGATGTTAAAACCAAAACAATAGAGGGTACGAAGTATACAACCTTCCACCCCAATACTATTGTATATGCTATACCTTTCGAGCAGTCTAAGTTAGTACGAGACGCGAAAATCGGTATAGTGTGGCACACTACATATAAGGGTAAAGACTTTGAAAACATGAGCGCATCTTATGGTGTAGATGTCTCTAAACTGAAACAAAGTAAGAATGTCTGGAGTCAAGACGCAATGTTGCGTTCTGTTGATGCTACCATGACACAAAAAGAAACGGAGCAAGTAAATGACTACTTATCAAAGATTGGTAAACTATTTAACCAAATTGCGGGATCGACTCTTAGAGTTCTTGAATCAAACCCCACCCTTGCCGGAACCATTGAAACCTACGGTAACACCCTCGTCAGACAAGGCACCTACATCCAAGACCCCAAAGCGCACACGCGCTCCCTCATCGCGTACATCCAAGGGAAGTACCAAAAAGAAATCGACAAACGCAAAACCGAGAAAGGCAAAAGCGTCCAAGTCGCAAAACTCGAAGAAGTAATGAAGTTCTTCTCTCCGCAGAACCGAGCATCTTTGGAAAAGATGTTCGAAATGCAGAAGTTGATAGTTCTAGCGAAACTAAAACTTATAAATAAACTTAATAGTTTAAAGAAAATAGACACATTCGTTAGGACGCGTCAGGGTTACAAGGTCACTGGCGAAGAAGGATATGTCGCAATCGATAAACTTGGTGGTGATGCTGTGAAACTTGTTGATCGTATGGAGTTCTCATACAACAACTTTTCACCCGATATACTAAAGGGTTGGGAGAAATCTTAACTCACTAATGGGTTGAACCAAAGAGGAACTAAAAGTGGCAGATAAACCGCTTAGATTTAAAGAGTTTGTGGAGGTCGAAGAATCTCCTGACGAAGCACTAAACATGACGCAACGTCTTGCGCGTGGTCGTACCTTCAAGAAGAACAAAGCAAAGATTGCTATGGGTCGCAAACGTGCGTCTCGTAAGATAGCATCTATGGATACCCTCAAGAAACGTTCTCGCAAAGCGGCACGAACTGTCCTCCTAAAGAAAATGACCAAAGACGTGCCCAAGGGTGAGTTGTCATTGTCTCGTCGCCAAGACATAGAGAAGCGATTAGAGAAGAAGAAAGGGATCATCGACAAGATGGCAAAGAAGTTGTTGCCACAAGTTCGTAAGAAAGAGATGATGAAGAAGAAGGGACAAGGATCTAATAATGCCAATTAAGAATTTCTCCTCGTATTTGATCGAAGAGAATAAAGAAGTGTACTTCACCTTTGGTCGTATGAATCCTCCTACGATTGGTCACGGTAAGGTGATGGATGTACTCGCGTCCAAGTCAGGTAAGTCTGACTATAAAGTATACCTGTCGCAGTCAGTGAACCCTAAGAAGGATCCACTGACCTATGCTGATAAGGTTAAACATACAAGAAAGATGTTTCCAAAACACGCACGTCAAGTAATGTTAGACAAGAACGTCAGAAGCGTGTTCGACATCGCAGTCAAACTATATGACCAAGGTTACACTAAGGTCAATATGGTTGTGGGCGCAGACCGTATTCGTGAGTTCGAAGTACTGTTAGCGAAGTACAACGGAACTAAAGCACGTCACGGTTTCTATAAGTTTCAGAAGATCAGTATCATATCGGCAGGTCAAAGAGATCCCGATGCTACTGGTGTTGAAGGTATGTCTGCCTCTAAGCAACGAGACAATGCCTCAAAGAATGACTACACCACGTTCTCCCAAGGTGTACCTAAAGGAATGTCCGATACAGATACACGGAAGTTGTTCAATGATGTTCGGAATGGAATGGGTCTAAAGGAAGAGCATCAATTCTCAAGACACATACAGTTAGAGACAGTATCCGAGACGCGTGAAGCATACGTCCAAGGGTCTCTGTTTGCTGTAGGTGATGAAGTAGTAATCAAAGATACGGACGAGTTGGCAACTGTTGCGGTACTAGGTACCAACTATGTTATCATCGAATCAGACGGTAAGAAGATGCGCAAGTGGTTGGATGCCGTTGAGTTGTTAGAGAAACAAGATCCAGATATTAAAGATCGGAAGGGTACTCAACCTGCTCGTTATCACGCAGGACTGAAGAAGTCTACCAAAGCAAAACGTGATGCTCACTTCAAAGCAAAGAAGTCCGGTCCCGCACCGGGAGACGCAGATGCCAAGACTAAACCATCCAAGTATACCAAAGCATTCAAAGATATGTATGACGAAGACTGTTGGGATGGGTACAAAGAAGTCGGCATGAAGAAGAAGGGAAACAAGATGGTTCCTAACTGTGTCGCAGAAGACGTATCACAGAAAGAACTGAATGACCTAGAGAAGTTTGCGGATCGTTTGTTAAACAAGTTTGATGTTGACATCGAATTCACACGTCACTTCGCTGATCGTATGAATGACAAGCGTAACAAACCTGCTATTACTATTGCCGAATTACAACGTCTGTTCAAGAAGATGGCAGACAACAAGGGTAAGAAGATTAAGAAGCACGGTAACTCAGAGGCAATCCTAAAGGATATGCAGTCTGACCTCAACCTGCCTGTCGTGATCAACTGGAAGAACGGTGAGTTCGAAGTTGTTAACAAAACAATAATGCGTAAGAAAGCATTCAAGTCACCTGATCCCGAACTCAAGTATGAAGGTAATGATATAGAAGAGAATTGGTTCGGTGATTGGATATCAGGATTAAGTTCTAAGTCTGTACAGAAGTCTGACTATACTAAAGCGGCAAAATGGGTTGAAGCAGAACTCAAGAAGTCTAAGGGTCGGCATGGTGCTGATTACTTCGCACAAGAACTTATCCGTAAGTCTGGTGCCAAGTTGAACCGTAGGCAGATTGTGTCATTGGTTTCTACAACCGAAGCAGTTGACCACATGGCAAAGGCAGATAAGAAGATAGATAAAGAAGTCGAATCAGATAAGAAGAAGCATGACCGTATCTTGGATCGTGCTAGACTGGCACGAGCAAGACAAAAGAATAGGTCAACTAAATGATTAATTTTAAGAAATACCTTGACGAAGGTCGGTATTCCATGTATGATGTAATAGAAGAAGAAGGTGAAGGACTCTCTGGTAAGTCTAAGAAGTCTGGCATCTCAGTTGACGTATTAAGGAAAGTATACAATCGCGGTGTTGCGGCATGGAAGACAGGTCATCGTCCGGGCACCACTCCACAACAATGGGGTTACGCAAGAGTTAATGCCTTTATTGTTAAGAAGAAGAAAGGTAATCTAAACCACGACAAGGATCTAGCATAACATGAGAACGTTTAAAGATATACGAGAGAGTGCCAAAGGTATGGTAGGCGGTTTCTCAGTAGAGATACCCAAACAAACTATCTCTGGTAAGACTATAGGTGGCGGTAAGAATGGGATCTTTGTTAAGGCAAAGACTGCTCGTCAAGCAATCAGCATGGCGGCAAAACGTCTGGGTGTTGATTTCAAGATGCTTAAAGTCGGTAAGGTAATTAAAGAAAGTGTCGAGACATTAGACGAAGCATATCAGCAATTCTTGGATAAGTCACCTAGTAACTGGGGTGAGGAAAAGGTAGTCGCTTACGGAACCAAGAAAGGTTACAAAGTGATCGGTGTATGTGGTCACGGTAAGATAGATGGTATTGTACTGTTCGGTCTTGATACCTCAGATAAGGCATATGTTGGTAAGGAAGCAAAGGTCAAGACTGGTCAAACAGTATTCCGTTATGCTACTCGTAATAGTATGGCAGGTGACATCTTTCCTTTAGTTAAGATTGATGTTAAACGCGGTCTACTATATAACCTATCACAGAAGTCAAGTGATGGCGAGATTGACCACGCAGAGTTTGAAACTAAGAGTTCTAAGTTGCGTTACCTACGTCTTCACAAGGGTGCTAACCTTCGTGACATTACTGGGTTCGATCCCGGTTTTGGTTCAATGAAAGAATCTACTCTCATCGAAGCGAAACAGACTCCGCTAGAACAAATGCAGGATATCGTTAAGAACAAGCAAGCAAAGAAGATCGGTGGTGTTATGGTCGATATGTTTACTGCTAGTACTATCACTCAGGCATACGCTAAAGTTAACCCTGCTATCAAAGCGAAGATGGAAAAGTCTAGTCTAGATATGCTTGTAGGTCTTGCGCAGAAGATGATGGGTATGAAAGAATCTGTCCAAGAAGGAACTCTTGACGAAGCGCAAGGCAAGTTAAATGCCAAGGGCGAGATCGAGATGACTACCAAGAACTACAGCAAAGTTCACAAAGATTATAAGACCAAGATCAAAGGCACTCCTTATGCTATGCAGATAGATCCTAAGACTGGTGGTTCTGCCTTGTTCCCTGTCAAGTTCATCAAAGAATCTGCGAACCTCGAAGAGGGTAAGATGAAAGAGTTTCATGCTATGGTCAAGAAGGGTATGACTGCCGCACAGATTGCTAAGAAGATTGGCATGAAAGAGAAAGATGTTGCGGAGTTTATGAAAGGTATGAAAGTGTGAAGAGTTTCAAAGATGTGGAACGCATTGATGAACACTGCGAATGTACAGATCTCTATGAGGACTTGATGATTACTGAGTCCGAGTATCAGGGTAAGAAGGTTAAGTTGAACGATCCAATTCGTACATCCGAGAACAAGAATAAGAAGTTCAAGGTGTATGTAAAGAACGATCAAGGTAACGTAGTTGTTGTACGTTTCGGAGATCCGAAGATGTCGATCAAACGAGACGATCCTGCTAGACGGAAGTCATTTCGAGCAAGACACGATTGCGCGAATCCCGGACCGAAACATAAGGCACGATACTGGAGTTGTTACCAATGGCGCGGAAGTGCCAAGGTAGACAGTTAAATAAGTATAAATAGATGTTATATAAATAACATTATATCCAATGGGAACACTGAGCAATGCCGCAGACAGACGAAGGCCGACTAGATCGGATCGAACAGAAAATCGACAAGTTAGCAGATGCTATGGTATCACTTGCTCGTACCGAGGAAAAGATTCTTGCGATGGAAGAGAACCATCGTAATCATTACGAACGTATGAATAGATTCTCACAAAAGTTAGACGCAATAGAAATTAAAGTAAACGAAAATGCTCACACCGTGAGTATCATTAATAAGACTGCGTTTGTCGGGGTTGCCGCTATTATCGGTGCCATCGTTAAAACGTTCTGGTTCTAGGAGACCGTAAGCATGAAAGGTAAAGATATGAGTAAGACAATGGAGGCATATTTGTCTATGGTCTCCGAAGCAAAAGCAAAGTTGGATCCAGTAGACGATAAGGCAAACGATAAGAAGTTCAAGGATCGTAAAGACAAAGACATCGATAATGATGGCGATGTTGATAGTTCTGATGAGTTCTTACATAAGAAGCGTAAGGCAACTGATGACGCGATTGACGGTGGAGACAAACCTGCCGACAATGCTAAACCTAAGAAGGGTGTTAATCCTTTCAAGAAGGAAGAAGTTGAGATTGACGAAGCGCGTCAGATGAAAGATCCTAAGAAGGACTCTATGGTCACTAAGGGTGGTAAGACTATCGTAATCGACAAGTCTAAAGAGAAAGAGTTCCTTTCGAAAGGTTGGACTCTATCCGAAGCACAGGACGATACCGAAGCAGAGAAAGACGATAAGAAACCTTTCCCACCTAAGAAGAAGAAAGAGAAGGGTGGAGCAGACGATGGTGAGACCGAAGCAGAAGCAGAAGATGATGAAGAAGCACCTGCTGAAACTGATGGCGAACCTGACACCGATACTCCCAAGAAGAAGAAGAAGTCTGGTAACCCTAAGACTGATGACAGTACCGCAGAGATCTCTAAGATTGAAAGCACTAATCACAAAGCATTCATTGAGATGTGGTCACTGATCGAAGAAGCAGTTCAAGAAGGACGGCAAGGTGGAACCGCACACACTCACGCACCTGCCGAGAAGATCGATGACAAAGAGTCACCGAAGGGTAAAGAGTTCATTGCCAAGCATAAGATCGATAAGAAAGAAGTCGAAGATCTTCAGGGTGTTGAGAAACCCAAAGAAGTTAAGTTAAAGAAAGAAGCGAGTGAGTTCGAAGTAATTCGTGCCCTTCTATCTGGCAAAATCTAGTAGTATTGCCTAACACAAAAGAACCTCACTTAGGTGGGGTTTTTTTATGCCTAACGACTTGACTTATTTCTCAGTATGGGTTATAATAGTATTATACTAAATAGTACTATAGTATATAATTAAGGATATCAATGAAGTTCTACATACTTACATCTTCTTACCTAGAAGGAATACACCGCGCAACGAAGGTAATCCCTTCCGAAGATATGGTGGTTGTGATAAACGCAACCGACAAGGAATATGTCGAACGTGCCGTGGACTATTGTAATGAAAACGAACTCGAATACTATGTGACCGAATCAGATGGTACTCCTGCCACAGGTAAGAACTCCGTACTGAAGTTGTTTCTAGAGAGTGACAACGACTACATGGTACACGTTGATGGTGATGACATAATCACACATCATGGTTATCGACTATATACACAAATGGCAAAGCACGAGTCACCGCCAGACATGGTTGTTCTATACAGACAACCTCAGATCAGAGATATAATAGACTTCGATTATGTACTAAATGAAGTCCAGAATCTAAACGAGCAAAAGGCGTTAAACCTCAATATCAAGTATCCTTATGATAAGTCTGATCCAACCTTTGATACTATCGACCACGAATACCTGATGTATTACTTTAAGAAGTACTTTTTAATAAAAGACAAGACCGCAAACAGATGGGCAACTGATAGGGTAGAGTTCGCGAATATGATGAACAAGTACTCTGAGTCTAAAGAGTATATGACAAGGATGGTATTCATCTCTCGTAACATTGCTCAAGAGATGTATTATGATCCTGTTCTTAGTGTCGGAGAGGATACCATACAGTTCTTGAAGTTAAAACGACTTGCGGTAGAAGGGAAGTATAATATCATAAGAAGAAAAGAAAAGAACGTTCCTACATATATAAGTAACTACAATGAAGATTCTATTACTAACATAGTAGGACGGCAAGGTAACGACTGGGATTGGGTAAGACCTCTCGTAGACGAGATCCTAAAATTGGGCAACCTGCCCGAACATATTCAACTACCAGAGTTAGATGATGCAACTTACCTATAAAACATTTCAACTGTATGCCGCACAGCATTACGAGAATCCTACCTGTATAGATTCAGAAGAGTTCTTTAATGACTTGAAGAGATTCAAGTATATCAAACGACTATTGAATCGATACTATTCTTCGGGCGAACTCAGTGAGAGACTAATCCTGAACCACCTGATTGTTATATTCAACTGTTGGGGTTACGAAAACGGAATAGAGATGTTGGCACTGAAGATAGATCCACAACACTGGGGCGCATTGAAACCATTCCTAGTGTACCTTAAAGCAGTAGAGAACGAAGACCTCACTGGTATCCCAATGGATGCCAACGTAGTTAGTGTATTAAGATCACTGAGACAGTTATAATATGGATGATGAACAACAACGCCAAGAAGGGTTTATTGAAACAGTTACTATTGGTAACGAGTGCGGTACTTGTACTGCTTGTTGTACCTCCTTGGGGTTTACAGGATCCAGTGAAGATTTTGATCCGAATCCCGAAGGAACTAAAGCACTTGGTATAGAGTATGACTTTGGCAACATATGTAATAAGGTATGTGACTATGGTTGTACTATATACAACATGAGACCCGAACCATGTCGTTCGTTTGAGTGTGCGTATATTTTGCACGATCTGCCATTCGAACATAGACCCGATCAGTCGGGCGTGATTACTGAGGTTAAGAAGTTCTGGAACGGTGGCCCTAGTTGGGAAAATGGTGTTGTTATGACAGTAGAGAAGTCTGGTGTTACTGGCATAACGTCAACTGAGTTTAGAGATAAGAACCGAGAGTTGCTTGAAGATATAATAGAACAGACAGGAATATCGATAGGTAAAAAGCAGGATATGTTCTACTTGGTTTCGAAGAAAGAACAGATAGTGGTCTGGCGATGAGATTCATAGTAACAGACCAGAAAGAACTATTATTGTGAATACCTGCGGTGAATGTAATGCGTGTTGTCATTCTCTGGGGTTCACTGATGAGAGTGACTACAACAAAGAAGATGCCAGTATTGTTACATCTCAAGAACAGATAACTATACTAAACCTTATCTACCCTTACGGTGGTAGTTGTAACCTATTATCATCGTGTGGTGCGTGTTCGGTATATGAGAACAGACCTAACGTGTGCCGAGAATATGAATGTGGATATATAGAGTATGATCTACCGATAGAATTCAGACCCGACAATATTGGAGTTATAAGTAAAGTTATTGATAATAGAGTTGAGTTCGAAATGAATTCGGACTTCGATTATGTACCTGACTCTGCTATGGAGAAGATTCGTGATGCCCTTGAATGGAAGTTAGAACGAAAACTTCCTGTTATATATCCAATATGGAAAGACCCTAACATAAGACCACCGAAATGAATAAACTTTACTGGACGTACACCCCCGAAGAGGTTGATACCCTTAATGAAGAACTGCGTGTTAAGATAGACGCATTCCCTACTGGACAACAATCACAGAAGCAAGCATCATCTCACTATGATGGATACAATCACCCTAAGTCATTGAACATAAACTACCCAGAGTTTCAGGATAGACGTGGTTATGCGAGTTGGCATGACCCCGATGCTAAAACAGGTTATGTAGAATATGGTGCGCCCCCTATAGACAAAGACCCCCACCAACAATACAAGACTGTATTCTGGGAAGGTATATCACCATTGATCAAGCAATTCTCTAGGGATGTTGCTATACCAGAGAAGTCTGGATTGAACTACCAAGTGTTTGTTGATGTTATGTGGTTTCACCAAATGACCAAGGGAGACTACGATAACTGGCACAATCACTTCGGTTGTCAGTGGATAGGAATATACTTCGTTGATCTACCTGAAGGTGAAGAAACCATACTAATGGATAGTGATGGTAATGAGTTTCAAGCAGATGTAAAGGAAGGGGAGTTATTGATATTCCCTTCTGGTTACTTACATAAATCGCCACCCAAGTTGTCAGATGATATAAAGACCATCATTGCATTCAACTTTAGTGTGGCATCCAAGTACAGTCAGGAAACGTTGAAGACGGTCAAAGAGACCCACCCATCAAACTTTTTCGAAGATGTACGAATAGCAAAAGTATTTGAGGTATAAATAGACTCATGGGAATATTAAAATCAGCGGCAGACCTCGTATACACGATACGATTCTTAAAACTTCTAGTGACTCCGTTCGACAAGACGGACGCATTCGAGGCAGGTATTATCGATGCCGATGGAAAGAAGAACAAAGAATATAGTCTAAACAGTTCGGATGATAGGGACGCATACCGTAGTTACTACACCCCCTTCCATAGACTTGTTTTCAATCTAAAGAAGATCATGGCAAAGGTACCGGGAGGTTCTTCGGTTGTGGCACGTTATGGTGCCGCACTTGCGTTGATCAAAGAACATGGCGAACTATCAGATGCCAACGTAGACAAGATCCACGCCAAGACTGGTATCGATCTCCTTGATTGTCTGGCAGAAGAATCACAGTGGTTTATGACAGAAGGACATAGTATTAGTCCGGGAATGTATAAGATGAAGAATGAATCATTGACCGACAAGGTAGACGATATCATCTCTAAAGGTGATCAGATCAGAATCACTACCACAGACCCAATAGACGAAGTACTTGGATTGCCTATCTACGAAGCAATTCATGTGCGAAGCAATCAGCGATTGTTAGTCACTACATCCGAGATAACAAAATGACTCTACAAGACAAATATGACCTAGTGTTTCTTAACGAGATCCGTGGACTCTCCCTAGAAGGTCATATGGAATTGACTACTCATACCGAGAAGACAATGGTAGAACTCTTGGATAAAGTTAAACCTAAGAGAATGTTAGAGATTGGTTTCAATGCAGGACATAGTGCCTTTATGTGGCAGACCCTTGGTACCACTCTAGAATACTTTCATGCAGTTGATATATGCCAATACCAATACACCAAACCATGTTCTCAGATAATGCAGACAATATTCCCTGAGTTTAAGTTTGGCGAGATGGACTCTAAGAACCTTGGTGAGACACGCAGTCTTATAGAATATGACACAGTATTCATTGACGGTGACCATACCACGGAAGGATTCACCTCAGACCTTCGTTCGTGTATGAATGGAAAGGTAGATAACATCATAGTAGATGATTGGGACTTATCCAGAGGAGTTAGATATACTCTTCAATCTATGGTCAATGACGTTAACAATCCTTACCAGATCACAGGATTCTACAAGTACGATAACGATAATATAGATAGGGGTGGTAGAACAAAATCTGTCATCGCACTAGTACAAAGGATAATACCAGATGATACCGTTTAAAAGATGGACAGAAGACACCACTACCGCATCTGTGGTAGGTACAGGTGATGACAATGAGACTGTAGTCATGCGCAAGAAGTACGACAAGAAGAACAAACGTAAAGACCAACTTGACGTATTAAAGAGATTTATTAAAAAGACACAGAAATAGATTGACATAGCAGTGTGTGATGTGTTATACTGAACTCTTATTATTAGGAATACATTATGGAACAAACACAGCACAGAGGTTACACTGTATGCATCTTCGATCAAGAAGAAGATGACTACTCTTGGGTGTTTCAAACCCAAGATCAAACAGATAGAAATAAGTTGATATTAGTTCCAACTGAAGGTTACACGGGCACTAAATATCTTCACCCCGATAGATTTATTATCAAGAATCATGCGGCATCTCTAGTCAACCACTTCATGTGGGAAGGATTAGTGTCGGCAGAAGAACACGATTCGCGGATGTGGTCAATGATCAATAACTTCATTGATACGAATAAGCAGTACCTTATAGAAGACTACACGTTCGTTGAAGACGAACCCTTTTACGATTACAGTGGCGGCAGGGATTAAATGAAGATAGATAAGAAGAAAGATAAGTTACTAGCAGATTATGCAGTTGGAATGTTAAAGGACTTTTATTTGAATGAGAATGAGAAGAGTCCACAAGAAGCATATGCTCGTGCGGCAACCGCATGGAGTACCTACAAAGAGACATTAGACGAAGAACTTGCGGAACGTCTATACTCATATGTGTCAAACAAGTGGTTTATGTTTGCCTCACCAGTTCTATCGAACGCACCCAACGGAACCAAGAAAGGCAAAGGTATGCCTATCAGTTGTTTCCTAACCTATGTACCAGATACCCTAGAAGGATTGATCGAACACTCGTCTGAGTTACGATGGTTGTCTGTTATGGGTGGTGGTGTAGGTGGTCATTGGTCAGATGTTCGTACTGTTTCTGATGTGGCACCGGGCCCGATGCCGTTCATTCATACCGTAGATGCGGATATGATTGCCTATCGTCAAGGCAAGACTCGTAAGGGATCCTATGCGGCATATATGGATGTATCACATCCAGACATTATTGAGTTCCTTAATATGCGTATCCCTACTGGTGATGTTCAACGCAAGGCACTGAACCTACATAATGCTATCAATATTACTGATGAGTTCATGGAAGCAGTTACTAAGGGCGAGACGTTCGATCTAAGAGATCCCAAAGATCAATCAGTCAAAGAGACTATCAATGCTCGTAAGTTATGGGAACGTATTCTTGAAACAAGATTCCGTACTGGCGAACCATATATGAACTTTATAGATACTGCTAATAGGGCACTTCCTCAACCACTGAAGGATATTGGTCTGAAGATACACGGAAGTAATTTATGTAATGAAATACATTTACCTACCTCTGCGGAACGAACTGCCGTATGTTGTTTATCATCATTGAACTTGGAGTATTATGAAGATTGGAAAGATACATCTATTGTTAGGGATCTCGTCCGTATGTTGGATAATGTCCTTGAGTTCTTTATCGAAAACGCCCCAGACACCATCGCTCGTGCAAGATACAGTGCCGCAAGGGAACGTTCTATCGGATTGGGAGCAATGGGTTTTCACTCGCTCCTCCAAAAACACGGAGTCGCTTGGGAGTCAGAAACTGCTCGTGACATCAATAAAGTTGTCTTTGAACGTATCCAATCTGAAGCAATTGCAGAAACAGAACTGCTTGCTACGGAGAGAGGTGAGTACCTTGATGGAGTTGACTCTGGAAAACGGAACAGTCATCTTCTTGCCATCGCGCCAAATGCTTCCAGTGGAGTTATCCTGTCTACCTCCCCGTCCATCGAACCCACAAAGGCAAATGCCTATACTCACCGTACTCGCGCAGGTTCCTTCCTAGTAAAGAACCCATACCTAAATCAGTTGTTAGAAGATAAGGGTGAGAACAACGAGTCCAACTGGACTTCTATTATCACCAATAAAGGATCGGTACAACACTTGCCGTTCCTTAACGAAGGTGAGAAGTCTATATATAAAACTGCCCAAGAGTTAGACCAGAGATGGGTAGTGACACACGCGGCAGACCGTCAACCATTTATATGCCAAGGTCAGTCGGTTAATGTATTCTTCCCTAGTGGTGCTGATAAGTCCTATGTAAATCAGGTACATATCAAAGCATGGAAGGAAGGATTAAAAGGATTATACTATCTCCGTACCGAAGCAAAGCAACGTGCCGAGAATGTATCCGAGAAAGTAGAACGTGTCGCACTTCAAGAAGATACACGAAACATTGTGTACTCCAAAAAGAATTGTCCGTACTGCGCACTGGCAATGGAGGAGTTGAAGTTACGCGGAATACCATTTGATAAGATTGATCTTAAAGAAGTAGGTAAGACAGCGGCAGAAGTTACTGGTCGTAAAGACGTTAAGACTGTACCACAGATATACCTCGCAGGTAAGTATGTTGGTGGATACGAAGACTTAATGGCACACTTAAACAAACCAATAGAGACAAGCGAAGACGATGAATGTCGCGCTTGCGAAGGATAATCAAATGGCACTATTAGATTTTAGTCAAACATATAAACCTTTCCTGTACCCGTGGGCAGTGGAGTTAACAAAGAAGCACGAAGAGATTCATTGGACAGAAGACGAAGCGGATCTGAGCGAAGACATCCAAGACTGGAAACTTAAACTTAGCGAAGGTGAGAAAGAATTCATTACTCAGGTACTACGATTGTTCACACAGTCGGACGTACAGGTGGGTGAAAACTACCACGAGTTGATGATCCCTAAGTTCAAGAACAACGAGATACGCAATATGCTATCATCGTTTGCTAACCGTGAGGGTGTACACCAACGTGCGTATGCTCTACTGAATGATACCCTTGGTCTACCAGACGAAGAGCATTCGGCATTCATGGAATACACAGAGATGGCAGACAAGATTGACTTTATGAAAGAGGGTGACATTCACTCTCATACAGGACTGGCACTAGTACTCGCACAGTCTGTATTCAATGAAGGTATGTCTCTGTTCGCATCATTTGTTATGCTACTGAACTTCCAACGTTTCGGTAAGATGAAAGGTATGGGTACTATTGTTGAGTGGTCTATCCGTGATGAGACAATGCACGTCCAAGGCAATGCTAAGTTATACCGTGAGTTCTGCGAAGAGCATCCTCGTATCATCAATGACGAGTTGAAGTCTAAGATCTACGAGATGGCAAAGAATGCTGTTAAGTTAGAAGATCGATTCATTCACCTTGCGTATAAGTCTGGTGAGATTGAAGGACTATCCGAAGCAGATGTTAAGCAATACATTCGACACATTGCTGATCGTAGACTACTACAACTAGGTATGAAACCTAAGTTCGGTGTGAAGGACAATCCATTACCGTGGTTGGATTGGGTATTAAATGGTGCCTCCCACGACAACTTCTTCGAGAAGCGAGTTACTGAGTACTCTGTAAATGGTATGGAAGGTGACTGGGGATGGGTAGATGAGGCAGAAGAAGTCTGTGCAATTGGCGACAAAGGATGTGCCGCATGATCTCGGTGTCCCAGATATACGAAATAGAATGTCCTGTATGCGACATTAAAACTACCGTAGTAGTACACTACGAAGAAGACCGTCCTGCGTGTTGTCCTATGTGTGGACAAGATGACATCGACGCAGATTCCAGTGATGCAGATATTATATATAATGCATGACATGGAAACTACTTAACGAAGAATACAACCCCGATGAAGACGTACTCAAAGAGTACGTTGGATTCGTGTATCTGATTACCGAACTAGATACGAACAAGAAATATGTGGGCAAGAAGTTCTTCTGGTCTACTCGTAAACTACCCCCTCTCAAAGGTGCCAAGCGAAAGCGAACAGTCGTTAAACAATCTGACTGGCAGGACTACTACGGTTCGTCCGAACACCTGAAGGAAGCAATAGAACAAAAAGGTACCGAAGCATACCACCGAGAAATCCTACATCTTTGTAAGACCAAAGGCGAATGCTCCTACCTAGAAGCAAAGGAACAGTTTGATCGTGATGTACTATTACGAGATGACTACTACAACGCGTTCATTGGTTGTAAGATCCACGCCAAACATCTCCCCAAATCTCTCCAACCTTTCATAGAAAGACCGCCTACCAGTACTTGGAAGCGTAATACCTTTCCGTAAATAAGAACCGGATAAGTTAAATGAGTCACCGAAAGTACTTGCTTTTATTACAAGAGTAGGGTATAATAGGTACTTAATTAATTGAGAAAGAATATGAATATGAATATGAACGAATTATCCGATACAAACTTGAGTCTATACGAATTATCCGATGTAAACTTTGATAACTACCAAGAATATATTATGGACAATGCTTGCCCTTCTGAGGTCACCATCTGTAATAGTCAAACACTTCTGGAGGCGGCAGAGAATTCCTACCTTCTAGAAGACTTCATTCAATCTTCCTCTTTCGTGACTGAATAGTTTGAATCAGTCACCGGAAAGACTTGCTTTAATAACAATACTAAGGTATAATACTTGTATTGAATTGATTGAGAGAAATAAATTATGAAGAACTTACCTACTGTCTGCGGTTACTTAGGAGCGATCCTAATGGCAATCTTTGCCTTTCACATGAACCCTGTCATTGCTATCGTAGGTCTGTGTCTGTTGTCTGTCCAAAGTACCAATGCTCGAATGTGGAACCTAGTAGCACTAAACTTCATTAGTGTCTGTGGATTCATTACTCAACTGATCTAAGGAAATATATTATGATGAAAGCAAAAGATTTATATGACGCGAAGTGTAAAGCAATCGAGTACTTCAAAGTCCCCAAGAGCAAGACTAACCTTGTTGCGGTGGAACCGGGATACGAATGGGTGCGTGGGCGGGCGGGGGACTGTGTGCGTGTTTGTGTAGGGTGGTTCGCATTCTACAACCAAAAGAAAGTCGCAATTATGAGGGAGTACTTAGTATGAGAGCATTACTTGGAGCGTTCTTAATAATGGGTGCGGTTGGTAGTCAAGACTACGCAATCG